ACTTGGACACTTAAAAGCTATCACATGACAGGTAATGCTTTCGACATTTACGCTTATGTAGATAAACAAGCATCGTGGGATATGAAGTACCTAGAGCCTATCGCTAGACATTTAATAAAAACAGCTTCCGACTATGGCATAATTCTTAACTGGGGTTATGACCTTTGGAAAAAAGATGGCGCACACTTTCAAATAGACTAAAACAAAATTATGAAAAGATTATTTAAAGACGGAATAGTAACAACTTTAATGGGTTTAACTATTCTAAGTATAGCAGTATGTTTGTACATAAGTAAAAGCCATACAGAAACAGAAGCAGGAGCTGTAGCTGCTTTAGGAGTATTACTACTTAGAGCTAAAGATAGTTTAATAGGTCTTACTAAAAAGTGAAAGGATTACTAATTATAGTTATATTTCTAACCTCCTGCAACCCTCAGAACAGACTTAACCGTAAAGTAAAGAGAGCAGAGAACTACGCTTATAAACATGGCTTAGTAATTAAAGACACTATAAAGGTAGTAGACACCGTAATAGTAGAGAACTACATACATGACACTACAGCGACGATAATAAAGCATGATAGTACTATTGTAGTGAACAACGAGAAAGTCTTTTTAAGGTACTTTTACGACACACTCAGACAGGAGATATACCACGAGGTAGAATGTAAAGGAGACACTATAATTAGAGAGGTATTAGTTCCAGTAGATAAGATTAAAGTAATTGAAAAGGATAACCGATTCAACATTATTCTAATTGTACTACTAGCTGCTTTGTTCTTTGTAATTCTACGCAGAAATTATGTAGCTTAAAATTTAGTATATTTACGCAAATTTAAAACTATGCAGCACAGAAATACTAAACGATTAAGATTAAAACAAGACGAGTTTGACCTTATCCAAAACTACAGAAGGATAAAAGAGGAGAGCATAGCAGCAGGCATTAACCCTGACGATGTTAAGCATGGATGGCTCAAAACAGATAAGAGTAGTTTATTCTTTAAAAACCCAAACTTTAAGACTGAGGAGAAAAACAAGTTTGCAGAGGACTTAATTAAAGAGCTAGAACAATACTCTCCTAAGTATCCAACTATAAAACGAAGCAAGTCAAAGGATGGGCATTTATTAGTAATAGATATAGCCGACCTACACATAAACAAGTATGCAGAAGCTCACTTAACAGGAGCAGACTATAATAGTAAGATAGCAGTAGAAAGAGCAATAGAAGGAACTAAAGGACTTATTCAAAAAGCTAGTGGCTTTAATATTGAAAAGGTTGTTTTTGTAATTGGTAACGATGTACTTAATACAGATAACCTAAGCAAATCAACTACTAAGTTTACACCACAGGACACAGATGTAAATTGGTACAAGGCTTTTAATATTGCAAAGGACTGTTATATTAAATGTATAGAGTTATGTATGCAGGTTGCAGATGTTGATATAATACATTGCCCTAGTAACCACGATGAAATGAGTGGCTGCCTTTTAGCTTCTTTATTATCTGCATGGTTTAGAAAGAGTAAAAATATTACATTTGACATAACCCCAAAGTATAGAAAGTATTACCAGTTTCACAATTCAATGCTAGAGTTTGAACATGGGCATAAAGGCAAAATGGCAAACCTACCTTTACAAATGGCTAACGAGCAGCCTCAGATGTGGGCAGATACTAAATTTAGATATGCTTATTTGCATCATGTACACCATCAAGACAAAACACAGTTTAAAAGTGGCAAGGACTTTACAGGTTGTAATGTAACCTATTTACGTTCTCCTAGCTCAGCAGATTTATGGCACGCAGAAAGCGGATATAGTAATATGGTAGCTGTAGAGGGTTTTCTACATTCTAAAGACATGGGTAGAGTTTCACATATAACACATTATTTTTAATGACACGTATAGAACTATCGGATAACGAAATAGAGTATAGTACTTACTTTCCTATTCCAGACCCACACGATATAATGTACAGCTTTGAGGAGATGGTAAGAATGTACACCAAAGCAGACATTGAAGTTGATAACTATATAATAGAACGTGCAAAAGAAATAAACATTAAAAACAGTAACTAAAAAAAAGTATTATATTTGTCCTTTCGTAGTTTAGTTTAGTTTGAGAAAGAGAGTTAACATTCAGTTGTTAGCTCTTTTTTTTGTGCCTAATTAAAAAAACTACCTCCAAAATTTTTTTATTCCAAAAGTTCTATTTAATATTGTTGAAAACTTTAAAACTATAACACTATGGAAACATCATTCAACAAAATTTGCAAAAGCATTGCAACACTAAAAACAGAATCTCAATGTGTAGCTATTGAGGCTATGATTAAAACTTTCAAAGAAAAGTATCAAAGAGAAGGACACGAGTACTCTTACATATTGGTAGGAGCTTTATTAATGGCTAAACAAATAAAATTTAACTAATGAAAAGAAAACTAACTCACTCACTTTGCGAGATGCAAAAAGTAAACAAAGACCTTTACGAAGTATTTACTACTGACTACTGGGATAATGGAACTTATACAATTAAAGACATCTCACACCACTCAACAGAGCAGGAAGCAACAGAACAGAAATTAATTAACAAACATAAAAACGAAAACAAATGAAAAACTTACTAAAAGCATTATCTGAATTTCAGAATGAAGTACCAACAATCCACGAGGAAACAAAAGGTTTCAATTATACATATTCAAACCTCAACTCAATTTTCAAAGTAATTAAACCACTATTAAAAAAACATGGCTTAGGGTTCTACCAAAACTTAGACGCACGTAGTTTAGTTACTACAGTTTATCATGTAGAAAGCGGAGAGCAAATACAAAGCAGCTCAGATATTCCACAGGTTAGCTTAAAAGGAATGAATGACTATCAAACTTTGGGGAGTGGTATAACATATTTACGTCGCTACAGCCTCTCTACTATTTTGGGACTTATTACAGACAAGGATGTAGATGCCTGTGGAACTCAAGAAAACAAACCAGTAGGTAAAAGAAAGTTCACAGCAACCGATGCACAAGCTGAAAAGCTAAAAGGAACAGAGGGAAAAGATTTAAAAGCTAAGTACATTATAACAGATGAGCAAATAGTAAAGTATAATTTTTTAAAAAGAAAATAACATGGAAACTATTTTAAGAACTGAACTAGAAACAGCAGACAAAAGAATCATTGTCTTAGAAAGCACAATAGAAACTTACAAGCGTATTGTAGCTGCTTTAGACGAACGTATAGAACTAATGGAGAAAAGCCATAAATTTGAATTAGAAAACTATTACACTAAAAACAAATAACTATGAAAATTAGAAGCTCAGCACTAGGTAAAATTATGACAAACCCTAGAAGCAAAAAAGAAACATTGTCATCAGGATGTAAAACGTACATCAAAGAACTTGTAAAAGAGGACTTATTTGGATACAAGTCCACAATAGATTCTAAATATTTAACCAAAGGAATAGACATGGAAGATACCTCTATAGACCTTTATAACGAGGTACATGGTACTTTATACCTAAAGAATACAGAAAGGCTCTCTAATGAGTTTATAACTGGTGAATGTGATATAAACGCAGAGGATAAAATAATAGATATTAAAAGCTCATGGAGTTTAGAGACGTTTCCTGCATCTCCTGACGATGTAAATAATAAAGATTACGAATGGCAACTTAGGGCTTATATGTGGCTTTACGATAAGCCTAAAGCAGAACTTGCCTACTGCATGGTTTCAACTCCTGACTACTTACTAAAAGAATGGGATAATTGGGATATACACAAAGTAGATAAACACGACCCATTCCTAAGAGTTACTACAATTAGTTTTGAAAGAGATACGGAAAAGGAAGCGTTAATAGAACAAAGGGTAAAAGACTGTAGAGAGTTCTACAATGAATACAAAGATTCAATTTTGAATAAACAACTAATACTAAGCTAATGAGAAAGGAGGACAGAGATAAACCCTACATTTATAAAGTCTATAATAGTAGGGGAAACTTAGAGGAGTACAGTAGGT